TTCGGGAAGACCGAACACCCTACTACGCGGGTAAAGGATGCGGTAATCGGGCATTTATTAAGGGTGTAGGGCATCGTCAATACCCGCCTTTAGATCGTCTGCGGGTGATTCTGTTTCCGCAAGCCAGCGAAGCGAAAGCTTTTGAATTAGAGCGAGCGCTGATTCGATTTTTTGGGCGCAAAGACCTTGGTACTGGGTGCTTGCGTAATGTGACCGAAGGCGGCGAGGGAATTAGCGGCTATCGTCATACGTCTGCCGCTAAACAGAGCATGGCCCGCAAGCGTCTCGGCAATAAAAACGGCGTCGGAGCAGTTCGAACACCCGAGTTCAAAGCCCGTCTTTCCAAAATGCATCAAGGAAAGAAGTGGTCGGCAGCATCAATTGCAAAAGGTGTTGCAACACGACGTGCTCGACAGAGTTATAAGATGTCGGCGGAATCCAGAGCAAAAGAATCTTTAACGAAATTTTTGAAAACTGTAGCTTGGGGCTAAAATGGCGGACGAATCCACAATCAAGATTACGGCGACATCGCACTTTGAAGATAAAGGGCAGATGTCGATTCAAGATTTGCCGGGCGCGGTTCCGTATGGGCAAACAGCATTGCCTATCGGACCTACTGAAGTCGCGTTCGTCGATCAACAGCGCTCCGATCTAAGTCTTATGAAAGAGGCGAATTTGAACCGCGAGGAGTCGGAATCATTTATCGCTACCCGAGGTTTAATTGGTCGTTGGAACATCGCAGAACTGATGTTGCGTGCGTGGGTTGAGCCGATTAAGTGGAAGGGCAGCGAACAATTTCGGTCTCACCTCGGCGTACCGCTCGTCGCCGAGCAATTTTACAGTATTCACAGTGTCGTCAATCAAACTTTGTTTGGCGGATACCAAGTTTTCAAAATTGATCCCACCTCTAGCACACCGTTAGCGTGCGCCGAAGCCACGCAGGCGATCCTCAATGCACAATTGAAGACCTGCGGCTACAAAGGTGTGTCAGCCAAAACGGAGATGCGAGAAATCACATACGACGGGCTCTTCTACGGGTTCGGTGTAGCGCATTACGGCTGGCAAACAATCAAACAGAACATCATCAAGAAAGTTCAGAAGTCCCATCCAGTCACCACAGTCGTAAACGGCATGTCAGTCACGATTCCGGTCGAAAGCGAAGATGATATCGAAGACAGAGTGGTCGGGATTCGCGAAGTTAACATGCCGAAACTCGAACATGTGCCGATCCGGCGCTTTCGGTATGCTCCTGACCTACGCCGCGGCGATCCCCGCGTGGCCGAATGGTGCGGACGCATTATTTACTTGACTGGGTACGACATCGATGCGATGCGGAACACTAAAGGTTGGACTATTCCGACTCGTGAACAGATCGTTGCGCTCACAACGCCGCAAATGCAGAGTCAGTCAGCGACAAACCCGCTTGAAACACTCGGTTCGAATACAGGTAACCCAGTTTTTCAACAAACAACTACTCCGCAGAAGGCATATCCCGAAAATTACACCGAGCGCACCGCGCATGATCCGCTGATGCGCAAATTTGAGGCATTTGACTACTGGACGGGCGCTCGACACGCGATTATTTTGCAAAAAGAGTACTGTTTGCTGAACGAGGAGCACAAATTTGGGCGTCCTCCGTTTTTGGGCTTCTGTTTTCGCAATGCGCCCGACTCCGCGCACGGATATGGCATTGCGTACTGGCTGACGGACTTCCAACGTGTCTGCCAAGGCGTAATTAACGCGTTTTTGGATGATATGAACTTGAATTTGATGGGCACATACACCTCGCCAGCAGGCGCGAATAATTCTGCGCAGGCGCAATGGATTTTTCCTGGAAAAGTCTTTAAATCGGACGCGACGGGGAAGATCGAGCCGCTTACTCGGAACTCTGTCAATGCACAAGAACCTTTGGCGGTCATCGCGCAGATGAAATCGTGGGCTGCATCTATCTCAGGGGCAGGTCCGAGCACTTTGGGTTCAAACCCGGGGTCCGCGGGCGATATGCGGACTCCTGGCGGCGTGGCGGCGGTTACCGGCGGCGAAACCGTCAAGATGCAGGACCTGATCGATGTAATTTCCGAACAAATTTTCATTCCGTTCCTCGAATTCTGTATCGCTGAAAACCAGAAGCTGAAGCCGTCGCAAATCCGCATGCTTTTGTCCGATGCGCTCGGTGCGGCCTTCCAGGCGACTCCGCTGAATATCATTAACGGCACCTACAAGGTCGACATTTCCGCGGGCACAAAACTGGCGGCTCGCGAGGCCCTGAATAAGTACATGAGCATTCTGGAAACATTTATTCAATCGCCGGGCACGGTTGAGAACCTTGCGACCCAGGCAATGAAGATCGATTTCAACGCGATGTTCTCCGCGATGTTCGATACCTACGGCGTCCCCTACAAGGAAAAGATTATCGTGCCGATGGACGACGAAGACAAGGCGCGAATGGCGGCGAAGACCCAGGCCGCGGCCATGCAAGGAAAGCTGGCGGCGATTCAGGCGCAAGGCGAAGTGAAGAAAGAAGTGGATAACAATCAAGCCGAAAATCGGATGCTGATTGAAACCGGCAAGCATACCCTCAAACAACAAGGCGAGGCGGCTGGCCACCAGAATGATTTGGAATTGCAGGCACGCGAAAAAGCGTACGCGGCTACGCCCGAAGCAGAGGGCCTGAGCCGAGCGGCCAAAGGCGCATTTGCGACGGCGGACAAAGCCGCATTCTAAAGTTAGACGGAGCACTCCAACATGAGCGAATCAACTGTACAGACAATCTTGCCTGTAATCGAGCGCGCTAATCGCCTTATGGGCTTGCGCGCCAACCCTGGCTTTGCCGATGCGTGGCGCATATCGAAAGATATGGCTGATGAAGCAGGTCGGATTTCGATCACATACCCTGGCTGGGACCCTCAACAAATTATGGTGTTGAAGGCTCGTGCGCAGGCGGCGCTTGAACACCATGAACTCTTCTTCGCCAAAATCAAAGAGGCTATCGCCGAAGGCATCCAAGCACAGGCGGCGCAATCGAACTTGACAGAAAAGACTCCCGCAGAGATTCTTGAGCAGGGAGATTACGTTCGCCAAGAGGTTCTGGCCCGCTTCAGTGATCTGGATAGTGAAAACCGCCCTGCAGGCAGCTACTGACAACTTGTTACGAAGTTTTAGACTTGTTCCTCCATAAGTGTATGATGATTTTTCGAGGAGACTTTCAATGAGCGCTGATCCAAACATTCTGCCCGCAGTTGCCATGAACGACGAACTGTCTGCTGCCGTTAAAGCGGCTGTCAACCCTGCGGATATTCGGACGTTGTTGATTGCCGAAGCACAGAAACAGTCTGATACTGCGGCTCAACTTGCTGCCGATCAAGCTGCGGCTGAAAAAGCGACAGCGGATAAGGCTGCTGCCGATCAGGCGGCGGCAGAAGCAGCCGCTGCGGCTCAGGGTCTGACTCGAACGGTCGAAATCGGCGGTCGGTCTTTTACGTTTGAAGGGGCGTCCGAAGCCGAATTGGATCGTCTCGAATTGAACGCTATCAAAGTTGCCTACGCAGTGCGGGAGCCCGAAGCGGCGGCTGCAACCGTGATTGATCCCGCAGAGGCTACTCGGGTAGCCGAGGCCGAGATTGCGGCGAAGGCAGAACTGGACCGCAAGTTCCGTGCAGGCGAGATTACGCCCGCTGATTATATTCAACAGTCAGGGGCAATGAAAGCCTATCTGGAGAGCGAAGGCGTTTCTCTTGAATCTTTGAAGGCAGTTGTGGACTCCAACAAAGATACCCAGTTCGAACAGTCTTGGGCGCAGGCAGGCGAAGCATTTCGAAACTCCGCGGCGGGCGCTGACTGGCCGGGCGGATTAAAAAATCAAGAACTGATTGGGCTCAAGATCGCTGCGTTGGGCTTGACCGATGCGACGGATAAAGTTGCCGCACTTGCCCAAGCATACGCGGCTATGAAACAGACCGGTTTATATTTTCCAAACGGAGACAATGACACAGCTTCTATGGCGTCTGTGGCGGCAGTGGCCAAAACGGTTACTGACACGGCTACGGCGGAAGCCGCGGCAGCCACAGCCCGAGCGGCGGATGCTGCGGCAGCGTCGGCGCGAGCCGCAGCGGCTGCGAAAGTTCAATCGATGTCGTCTTCGATCTTTGGCGCGAGTTCCGGTACAAGCGGTGCGCCTGTATTATCTCCTGCCGTGATTGACGCAAAGAAACTTGTTCCGGCTGATGCTTCGCCTGCCGAAATTATGCAGGCTTGGAAAGAAGAACAACTCAAGCAGGGAAAAGATGTCAACGAAGCATTTCTTTCTGCGCATCGCTCGAACGCTCGGTAATAAGGTTTTGTGGTAGTCTAACTTCATGAAGCGACCTTCAAGGTCGCGAGGAGAAAAACGATGTCTACTGAAACACTAAATCAG